ACGGCGAAGGGGACGGATGACTGAGGCATCGACGGCAAGGGAGAAGAGACATGCACGACGAAGCGCGCGACAAAGAGGCGGTGGCGTACCGGCTGCGGCGCCTTGAGGCGAGCTCCTGGGAGGGGCACGAGAAGGAGATTGAGGCGGCGTTTCGTGCTGGTTGGAATGCGTGCTATGCGGCGATGACGACGAAGCGGAGCGAGCCGGAACCCGACTGGTTCGGCAAAGAGCAGACGCGCGACTGCGACCTCACGTGACCGAGTAAAGCCGGGACGAGTCGGCGTTGGGGGCTTGTGATCATCGTCGGCGATGCGCTTAGCGTCTTGCGAACGCTTCCGGCAGAGTCAGCGCACACCTGCGTGACTTCACCGCCCTACTGGGGGCTTCGCAACTACGGTGTTCCCGGACAGGTTGGGCTTGAAAAAACGCCCGAAGAGTACGTCGAAAAACTCGTCGAAGTGTTCCGAGAGGTGCGGCGCGTTCTCAGAGACGATGGGACGTTGTGGCTCAACCTTGGCGATAGCTACGCAAGCTCTTTTGGCAGCAAAGCCCTGCAAAGGAACGCTTCGGCAACCAGAAGCGTGCAAAACCTGGATAACCTAAAACCCAAAGACTTGGTAGGCATCCCGTGGCTTGTCGCCTTCGCACTCCGCGCCGACGGCTGGTACCTGCGCTCTGACATCATCTGGCACAAGCCAAACGCCATGCCAGAATCGGTCCGAGACCGCCCAACGAAAGCGCACGAGTACATTTTCCTTCTCTCGAAGTCGGCGAAGTATTTCTACGACGGCAAGGCGGTCAAAGAGCCGTTCAAGTTAGTGAGCGTAAAAAGATTGGCCTACAAATGGAACGGTGATCGGAAGCGCGGCTACCCGTCCGGAGTGCAGAACAACTTTCACCGGTACAACGGCACCGACGAAGCGGTGAAAAAAGCTGTGGGGGGGCGCAACAAGCGATCGGTATGGACCGTATCCACCAAGAGCTTCAAAGGCGCTCACTTCGCCACGTTCCCGCCGGACCTCATCGAACCGTGCGTTCTTGCGGGCTCACCACTAGGCGGCACCGTGCTCGATCCGTTCTTTGGTGCCGGCACAACCGGCCTTGTCGCCGCAAGACACGGTCGCCGTTACATTGGGATTGAACTTAACCCAGCGTATGCCGATATGGCTTCTAAGCGCATCGAGAACGCCGTTGCGCGGCAGCACCCTCACCGGCGCGGCGAGTCAGAAAAAAACAGAGAACAAGCAGAGACACTAGGGGGGGGCGCGGATAATGCCTAAAGTTATTATCGTCATTGAAGATACCGAAGACGGTCGCGTGCGCATGGTTTCAAACCCGTCCTACGCCGACATGGCGGAGCGAGCTATCAACGGCCACGACGCGTCGGCCGCTGAGGGCTACGCGATGAACATGCTGCGCATCTTTTGGTCCGAGCAGAAAGAGCGGATGAAGGAAAAGAAGCTCGGCGTCACGTTGCCGAAACTCATCGTGTGACCGAAGCCCTGCAAAGAATCCGAGAGTGGCGCGCGGACCCGGTGCGCTTTGTCCGCGACGTGTTCCAAGTCGAGCCAGACCTTTGGCAAGTGCGGGCGCTCCGGGCGTTTGCGCAGAAAGAGCCGCGCCTTCGCATTGCGTTACGCGCGTGCGTGGGTCCGGGGAAACTTCAGCCAAAGTCCCTCGTCATCGACACGCCGCAAGGAGCGATGCGGTTCGGTGACCTGCGCCCGGGCATGCTCGTCTTTGCCGAGGACGGAACACCAACCAAGATCACTGCGGTCCACGACAACGGTGTCGTGGAGAACTACCGCGTCGTCTTCGATGACGGCTCCGAAACACTGGCCGGTGCCGATCACCTGTGGAAAGCGAAGGACCGAAACGGACGGCTCCATGACCGGTGGAGTGTGGTCACGACCGACCAGATGCGAGCGAAGCTTCGAGAGTTTCGTCGCAACACTCCGCCTGGGCGCATGTGGAGCATTCCCATTCAGGGCCCAGTAACGATGCCTGAGGCGCCGCTGCCCTTTGACCCATACGCCATCGGTCTGTGGCTTGGCGATGGAAGCGCACGCTCCGCTCGCATCACGAAGCCGTACCACGAGCTCGACGACAAGCTTCGCGCTCGGGGGCTCTCGGTATCGCGGGCGAAAAGCGACGCGCGCACCATGAGAGTCGCTGGGCTTTGCGGCGCGCTGCGAACCCTTGGTTTGTTTCAATGCCGAAGCTACGAGCGCTTTGTCCCGCCTCTTCTGAAGTACGCGTCGATAGCACAACGGCGCGACGTTCTTTGCGGACTGCTCGACACCGATGGAGAGATTGGCGCTAGAGACGGTGTCATCTCGTTCTCCTCGAGCTCCGAGCAGCTTGCAAAAGACGTCGCCTGGCTTGTCCGATCGCTTGGCGGCAAAGCGCGACTGAAGCCGCCGCGCCGCGCTGCATATCGAACGCCGAGCGGCGAACGCAAAGAGTGCCGGCCGAGCTATCGGGTGACGCTGGCGCTCCCTTTCAACCCGTTCACCGTGAAACACAAGGCCAGTCGATGGCGCATGCCCGAGCAGCGATATCTTCAACGCTACGTCGACCGTATCGAGCCGTTTGGTCCCGAGGACTCAGTCTGCATTGAGGTTGAGCACCCATCGCGCTGCTACCTCACGAACGATTTCATCGTGACCCACAACTCCGCAATATTGTCCTGGCTCGGCTGGAACTTTCTCGTCTGCTACGCCGACGTGGGTCACCATCCCAAGGGCGCTTGCGTCTCCATCACCAGCGACAACCTGCGCGACAACCTGTGGGCAGAGTTCTCGAAGTGGCAGTCGCGCTCGCCGTTCTTACTGAAAGCCTTCCAGTGGACCGCCGAGCGCATCTTTGCAAAGGACCATCCGGAAACCTGGTTTCTCTCGGCGCGCTCTTTCGCAAAGAAAGCCGACGTCGACGCGCAAGGCCGAACGCTCTCCGGCATCCATGGCCGCTTCGTTCTGTTTCTCATCGACGAGTCCGGCGACATCCCCGTTCCGGTCCTTCGCTCCGCGGAGCAGGCGTTCTCGGAAACCGGCGTCCACTTTGGCCGCATCATCCAGGCCGGTAACCCCTCATCGCTCTCCGGCGCACTCTATGCGGCCGCAAAGACCTATGCGAACCAATGGCTGAACATCCGCGTCACCGGTGACCCCGACGACCCCGAACGCTCACCGCGCATTGACCTCGACTGGGCGCGGCAACAGATCGCAGACGCCCCCGGCGGGCGCGATAACGACTGGGTGAAGTACGCCATCCTGGGCGAGTTCCCGCAGCAATCGCTGAATGCGCTCCTCGGTGTCGAGGAAGTGGAAGCGGCAATGAAGCGGCAGCTACCGGAAGACGCCTACTCTTTCGCGCAGAAGCGGCTTGGCGTCGACGTCGCTCGCTTTGGCGATGATGCAACGGTCATCTTCCCCCGGCAGGGCCGGGTGGCTTTCCGTTGTGTCGCAATGCGAAACGCCAAAACCCAGGAAATCGCCGCACGCGTTGCGAAAGCAAAGAAAGATTGGGAATCGGAGGTCGAGTTCGTGGACGGCACCGGCGGCTACGGGGCCGGCGTTATCGACATGCTCCAACTTGGGGGGCATTCGCCCTACGAAGTGCAGTTCTCCGGCAAAGCCGACGACCCCCGCTTTTACAACAAGCGCACCGAAATGTGGTGGCGGATGGCCGAGTGGGTGAAAAAAGGAGGAGCCCTTCCGCCGGACCCACAGCTACTTCGCGAGCTGACCGAGCCGCTCTACTACTACCAGGACGGAAAGATTCGCCTCGAGGAGAAAGAGCAAATCAAGAAGCGTCTCGGCTTCTCACCAGACCGGGCCGACGGCTTGGCGCTGACCTTTGCCATCGAGGACATGCCAAGCCAGACCACAACGCTCATCCCGCAGGCCGAACGACGCATCAAGTCAGAATGGGACCCCATCTAGGCCTGCAGCACCCTTGACCACTTTTGTCGTTTCACTGATGGATGTTCTCGGAGATATTGAATAAAGTGAAAGATATCGTCATTCGACGAGCCGGACCAGAGGATGTCGGCTGGATCTTGGGGGAGCTTTCGCGCTTCTCCCAGTTTCTCGGGACACACCGCCCGCTCTTCGAAGACCCAAAGCACGTCCAAGGGCTGGTCGAACAGGTCATTGCCAAGCATCTTTTTCTGGTCGCTGAACGCAGCCAAGATAAACTTGGGTTCATTGCGGGCGTCGTACTGCCGCACCCATTCAACCCAAGCATCCGCACCCTGTCGGAGCAGTGGTGGTGGGTGTGCGAAGAGCACCGGCGCTCTCGCGCGGGCCTATTGCTTCTTGATGCGTTCGTCGAGTGGGGGGAAGCAAACGTGGATTGGATATCGTTTAGCGTCGAAGCAAAGAGCCCTGTGCGCGATGAGACGCTCACACGGCGCGGCTTCCGGTTGCAGGAAAAAACTTTTCTCCGAGAGGTGCGTTGATGGGCTTACTAAGCACCATTTTTTTGGGCGCGGCCGCAGCCGCGTCAGTCGCACACACCACCTACTCCATCATCCAAGCGGAGAAACAGAGGAAAGAGGCGGAAGAATTTCAGAAGCAGCAGAAAGAACAACAAGAAAAGCTGCTCGCTGACGCAAAGGCTCAGCAAGAGCGGCAGGAAAAGCAAGAACAGGCGATCGCTCAGCAAGCGCGGCAGACCATGGCCCTTCGCCAAGAGCGCATGCAGCGCCCCGGCTTCGGGGCAGGTCGTGCTAGCACTCTTCTCACTAGTCCCTTGGGTCTTTCCGGGGCGGCCCCCGCCCCCGGGGCAGCGCCAAAGAAAACGCTTTTGGGTGAGTGATGGCGACTGTGACCTACACCGCAAGCTACGGGCACCAGACGAAGCGGGAGCGCTACGAGTCCTTGTGCCAACAGCTTGCGAACGAGCGCGCGTCGTTCGAAGCGCATTGGGAAGACCTCGCAAACTTCATCCTGCCCAGGCGTCTTCGCTTTCAGGTCACCGACACAAACCGCGGGGAGCGAAAGAACCGAAACATCTACGATGCGACGGCCACCATGGCGGCCCGCACACTCCGCTCAGGAATGATGTCGGGTGTTACGTCTCCGGCGCGCCCGTGGTTTCGCTTGGTCACTCCGGACCCGGACTTAAACGAGTTTGGCCGCGTGAAGACGTGGCTTGAGGACACGACGCGACGGATGCGGGGCGTGTTCGATCGTACGAATCTCTATACGACGCTCCCTCTCATCTACGGCGACATCGGCACCTTCGGGACGGCGGCGATGATTCAAGAGGAGAGCTTTGAGAAGGTGACCCGCTTTCGCGCGTTCCCCTTGGGCTCGTACTACTTGGCTGCGGACTTCGAAGGAAAGGTGAACACCTTCATCCGCAAGTTCCGCATCACGGTCCGAAACCTGGTCGAAGAGTACGTCACCCGCACCAAGTCGGGCGGCTATGACTGGTCAAACGTGTCTCGCCACGTCAAAAACGCCTGGGACAACGGGAACTACAATCATTGGGTCGACGTCGTTCACGTCATCGCGCCAAACCCGGAATGGAACCCCCAGCGCCCGCTTTCGAAATACAAACGCTTCGCAAGCTGCACGTACGAAGCGGCCTGCGACGACGAGGACAAGTTCTTGCGGGAGTCGGGCTATGACACGTTCCCGATTCTAGCTCCCCGGTGGGAGACCTCCGCCGAGGACGTCTACGGCACCGATTGTCCGGGCATGGTGGCACTTGGCGACGTGCGGCAGCTTCAGCTTGGCGAGCGCAAATCCCTTCAGGCCATCGAAAAGATGGTGAACCCGCCGATGCAGGGGCCTTCCAGCCTTCGGAACGCCAAAGCCTCGATTCTGCCGGGCGATATCACTTACTACGACACCCCCGCAGGCCGCGAAGGCCTTCGCCCGATTCACGAAGTGAACCCGAAGATCCAGGAGCTTGAGGCAAAGCAAGCGCAGGTGCGAGACCGCATTCGGCAGGCGTTCTTCGAAGACCTCTTCTTGGCGCTCACGCGCTCCGACCGGCGCGAAATCACCGCGCGCGAAATCGAAGAGCGGCACGAAGAAAAGCTCTTGGCGCTGGGTCCGGTGCTCGAGCAATTGAACACGGATCTTCTCGACCCGCTCATCGACAACACGTTCGCTTTCATGCTCCGCCAAGGGGTCATCCCGCCGCCGCCGGAAGAGCTCCGCGGCATGGAGCTTCGGGTCGACTACATTTCGATCATGGCGCAGGCGCAGAAGCTTGTTGCCATCGGTGGGCTTGAGCGGCTTTCGAGCTTCGTCGGAAGCCTAGCGGCGATGAGCCCCACGATTCTTGACAAGGTCGATACGGACCAACTCATCGACGAGTACAGCGACGCATTGGGGGTCCCCGCGAAAGTGATCCGCACCGACGAGCAGGTCGCAGAAATCCGTCAGTCTCGAGCGCAGGCCGAGCAAGCGCGCGCACAAGCGGAGATGGTGGCGCAAGGCGCCAAAGCCGCACGCGACCTCTCGGCGGCAAACCTTGAGGGCGATAACGCGCTTGCGCGTATGATGGACTACGCCGAGGCTGGGGCACCTCTGGGTGTAAACTAACAGGGGGGTATTATGGCAACGCAGCCTAAGACCATTACAGCACTCACGCGCTTCGGCGAAGACTGCCACTTGGTGGTATGGACCGGACTCCTCAATACCGACGACGGGGATCCTTTTGAGGGCCCGGGTTCGAACGAGCGCTCGATTCAGTTCACCGGCACCTTCGGCAGCGGTGGCACCATCGTGCTCGAAGGCTCCAACAACGGGACCCACTGGTTCACACTCACCGACCCACAAGGAAACAACATTTCGGCAACGACTGCCCGCATCAAACGGATTTCCGAGCTCACGCGTTACGTCCGTCCCCGCGTCACCGCTGGCGACGGCTCGACGAACCTAACCGCAACGATGCTCGTCCGAAGGGCTTACGGTTTCTAATGCCCTGCGGTAGCGACGGAGGCGCGGATGACCGAACCCATCGTGACCAATGCCGCCGATGAGAGTCAGGTCGCTCGCGCGAAGAAAAAAGAGAAGCAACGCCTCGAGCGAGATCGCGACGATATGCGCTGGCTTCTTTCCGATCGCCGGGGCCGGCGCATGATGCATCGGTGGCTTGAGCACTCCGGCCTCTGGCGAACGAGCTTCGATGGCCCCGAGCGGACGTTTTTTAACGAGGGAATGAGAAACATGGGGCTCATGCTTTTCGCCGAAGTAAGTGAAGCGGCGCCCGAAATGTTCCCGGTGATGATGAAGGAAGCGAAAGAAGATGTCTGACGAAGCAAAGACGGAAAGCACCACGACTCCGGCCACGACCCAAAATCCGGCGCAAGCTCCGAGCGCGCCGGAAGCAAAGGTTTCTACTCCGAGCCCACAAGGCACACCTAAGGGTGAAGGGGAGAAAACGGCGTCCGAAACGCCAAAGGCAACCGCGACCAAGGAAGAACCGAAAGGGGACGCCAAGGTCGATGACACTTCGAAAAAGCAAGAAAGCACGTCCCAAGCCCAGAAGGTCGCTCCCGAAAAATACGACCTCAAGACGGCAAAGGACGAATTGCTTCTTGCCGACAACTTCTATGCGGCCCTTGAGAAGATCGCCCGAGATAACGGGATGAGCCAAGAGGAAGCGCAGCAGTTTGTCTCGGAGAAGGAAGCGGAAGTTCGTAAACTCTATGACGAGCAGTCGGCTCAGTGGCTGAAAGAGACGCAAGCGGACCCGCGCTTTCAAGGAAAGCTCGAAGAACACGTCGAGCTTGCAAAGAGGGCGCTAGAGTTCGTCGGCGATCCGGAGCTCACGAAGGCACTCAACGTCACAGGCTACGGCAATCACCGCGCGGTCATCCACGCCTTTGCGAAATTCGGTCGGCTTCTTCAGGACGATAAACTCGTCGTCCCGGGAAGTTCCGATGCAGCGCCAAGACTGAAATCCGCAGCGGAAGTGTTCTATGGCCAAACCGGGCAAGGAGACTAAACAATGGCTGTTCTTTCAACCTCGGCACTGACGCTTGCCGATATCGCAAAGCGTCTGGACCCAAATGGCAAACCCGCTCGAATCATCGAGCTGTTGTCGCAACGCAACGATGTTCTGACCGACATGGTCTGGGTGGAGGGCAACCTTCCGACGGGCATGCGGACCACGGTCCGCACGGGCCTGCCGGCTGTTGCGTGGCGTCTTTTAAACCAAGGTGTCGCACCGTCCAAGTCGGTCACCGCACAAATGGACGAGCAGTGCGGCATGCTCGAAGCCTACAGCGAAGTCGACAAAGACTTGGCTGAACTGAACGGCAACACCGCCGAATACCGCCTTCAGGAAGCGAAAGCGTTCCTCGAAGCGATGAACCAGGAGTTCACGCAGACGCTCTTCTACGGCAACGCCGGTGTGGCGCCGGAAGAGTTCACGGGCCTTGCCGCTCGGTACTCGACGCTGAACCCCAACACGCCTTCGTCGCAGAACGTCCTCTCCGGCGGCGGCACCGGCTCCGACAACTCGTCCATCTACCTCATCGTCTGGAGCGACTCGACCGTTCACGGCATCTATCCGAAAGGGTCGCAGGCGGGCCTCGTCCACGAAGACATCGGCCTCACCACGGTCGAAGTCTCGACGGGTGTCGGCGGCAACCGCATGCGCGCGTACCTCGACCGCTGGCAGTGGAAGTGCGGTATCGCGCTCCGCGACTGGCGTTACGTCGTTCGCATCGCGAACATCGACATCTCGAACCTCGTGTCGAAAACGTCGGCGGCGGACCTGATCGAACTCATGATCCGAGCGCTGCACCGCATCCCGAACCTGCAAGCAGGTCGGGCGGCGTTCTACATGAACCGCACCTGCTACCAGATGTTGGACATCCAGCGTCGCGATGACGTCATCTCCGGCGGTCAACTGACCTACGAGATGGTCGACGGCAAAGCGATTGCGTCGTTCCGCGGCATCCCGGTTCGCCTCGTGGACCAACTCCTCGAGAACGAAGCGGTTGTGGCGTAAAAGACCGAAGGAAGAAAGGAACCAAACATGATTCTTGATTCATTTCAGCGCGTATCGACCGCTCAAGCGCTCACCGCAACGGGCGTATCGACCGACTCCATCGATCTCGGCAACCAGACGCCGGCCCGAGACATCGGTAACGGCGAACCGATGCAGTTCGTGGTCAACGTGAACGTCGCCGCCGACGCGACAAGCAACGACGAAACGTATGTGTTCGAAGTCATCACGTCGGCTTCCGGTAACTTGAGCTCGCCCACGGTCATCGCGTCGCGGGACATCCCGCGCGCGCAATTGACCGCAGGCTCATTGCATCACATCCCGATTCCGAAGGGCGCCATCACCCAACGGTACTTGGGCATGCGCTACGTGTTGGGTGGCACGACACCATCCATCACCGTCACGTCGTACCTGCAACCGGTCGCGATGAGCGAAGCGCGTGCTACGTACCAGGACGGCTTCACCATCTCGTAATAAGGAGTAGTACCAATGAAGGTCCGCGCAACGCAGCTAGGGTTCTACCGCTTGGTGCGGCGACGCCCCGGAGACATCTTCGAACTGAAACCCGTCAAGGGCGTGAAGATGGACCGGCAAGGGAACCGCACCCCTTACGTCTTTTCCGCCGAGGAGCAATTCTCGCCGCGATGGATGGAGAAGGTGGAAGACACCCTCGCTGCCGATTCGGCAGACCAAGAGCAACAGGAAGGCGACGAAGAGCTCGCCGAAATTGCTCGGGTCGCCGCCGAACGGTCCCAGGAAAAACGAACGAAAAAGGGGACCGGCGACAAAGCTGTCATCTAGCTCTTGGGGCCCGCTAGGAACCACAATTCTTGGTGGGCCCCTTTTACAGCTTCCGAGCGGCGCTTTCGTGGGCTTGAAGGTCGCGTGGGCGGATGGGCCCTGTCGCTCGGAGGTCAAAGGCCAAGGGAAAAGGCGCCCATCCATTTCACGGTGTCCCTGGCGAGTGGACTCGAAGTAACGCGACTAACTCGCCGCTCCCTGAAGAGGACCGCACATGGCGTCGAAGGTCGCTATTTGCAACATGGCGCTTTCCCACCTTGGGAACGCAGTCGAAATCACCGACCTCGATACCGAGGCCAGTGCCGAAGCGTCCGCCTGCCGGCGGTTTTTCGACGACACGGTCGACGCGGTCCTTCGGGATTTCGATTGGGGCTTTGCCAGACACTACCAAGCACTAGGGCTGGTAACGGAAGACCCCAACGACGAATGGGCCTACGAGTACCAACTACCGTCCGACTGCGTGCGCTTACGGAAGATTCTCTCCGGGGTTCGGAACGAAACACGCCAATCGCGCATCCCCTACGAGCTCAGCTTCGGCGTCGCGGGCACCACGGTATTTACCGACCAAGCCGATGCGGTCGCTAAATACACGCGCCGCGTCACCGACACAGAGCGCTTCCCCGTCGATTTCGTTCTGGCACTCTCTTTTCGGCTTGCTCACTACATCGCCCCAAGAGTCACCGGCGGAGACCCATTCCAGCTTGGGAAACGCGCGTTGGAGCTCTACCAGGTAGAGATTGCAAAGGCGCAGGCGGCCGCAAGCCACGAAGAGCAACCGGAAGAAGAGCCGGACAGCCAGTTTGGCCGCTTCCGGGGAAG